GCGCGGCTTGGCAAGGTTACCGCTTCCCGCGTGGCCGATGTGGTTGCCAAGACCAAAAGCGGCTACAGCGCCTCCCGTGATAACTACATGGCCGACCTGATTGTGGAGCGGCTGACGGGGCAAAAAGCGTCGTCGTTTAGTAACGCGGCGATGGAGTGGGGTACAGAACAGGAACCGCACGCCAGAGCCGCTTACAGCGCCCGCACAGGCGAGTTGGTGGCAGAGACAGGGTTTGTGCAGCATTTAGTGTTGCGCGACTCTGGTGCGTCCCCTGACGGCATCGTAAGTGACGAGGGGTTGGTGGAGTTCAAATGCCCCAACACCGCGACCCATTTGGAATACCTGTTATCAGGCAAGCCGCCCGAAAAGTACATTACGCAGATGCAATGGCAGATGGCCTGCACGATGACGAAATGGTGCGACTTTGTAAGTTACGACCCGCGTTTACCCGAGCATCTGCAAATGCTGATCGTGCGGGTTCCGCGTGACGATAAACGCATTGCCGAGCTAGAGGATGAGGTGCGTAAGTTCCTCGCAGAATTAGACGAAAAAGTAACCAAGTTGAAGGAGTTGAAACTGTGACCCAATTTGACCCGAATATGCGTGGCGTCCTGTTTAAGAACAACAAGGACGGCAACGAGAAACGCCCTGACTACCGTGGTTCGGCGGTGATTAACAACGTGGATTACAACCTGTCGGCTTGGATCAAGGCCAGCCAAAAGACAGGCGATAAGTACATGAGCATTAAGATTGAACCCAAGGGCGAGGGCAAGTTAGCCCGCACCGGCGAGCCGCAGCGCCAGCCGACCAAGAAGCCAGAAGTCACCGAAACTAATTGGGACGACCTTGATACACCCTTCTGACTTTGAGGCGAGGTTTAGGGCAAGTCGCCCGGCAGAGATTGTCGTGGCGACTTATCTCCTCAACATCGGCCATACCGTGACGCTGCCCAAACGGCGCATGGCAAAAGACTTTGCCGACCGGGCAGAGTTTGCCGATAGGGGCGACATCTATGCCTCGGGCAAGCGCATAGAGGTGAAGCACATCAAGCACGATTTCGGGTATCAGGCGTGGCCGTTTGAGACGGCCGCTATTTGCGCCAAGAAGTCGTTTGATGCTGCCGATCCTCGCCCTGACTACTACTACATCGTCAACGCCAGCATGACCGTAGCGGCGCTGGTGGACGTTAAGACGACGTTTCCCGATTGGCGTGTGCAAAAGATAGTGGATCGGGAGCGTGGCTACGACTATGACGTATACGCCGTGACGCCCGAATACTTGGGCTGGCGGTACATAGACTTTGAGGAGCGGCTATGAAGGTATTTATCGGATGGGACAGCCGCGAGGACATCGCGTATCAGGTGTGCCGTAAGAGCATCCTCAAGCACTCTAGCGTTGAGGTGGACATCCAGCCCATCGTGCAGTCAGAACTTCGGGAGCGTGGACTTTACTGGCGAGAGACTGATCCGCTGTCGTCTACGGAGTTTTCGTTTACCCGGTTCCTGACGCCATACCTCGCCGGGTACAACGGTTGGGCGGTATTTGTGGACTGCGATTTTCTTTTCAGGGGGGACATTGCGGGACTGCTGGACTACGCCGACGGGGCAAAAGCCTGCTTTCTTGTAAAGCACGACTATAGGCCGACGGAAGCCGTCAAGATGGACAACAAAGCGCAGCATCAGTATCCACGAAAGAACTGGTCATCTTTCATGTTTATCAACTGTGGGCATCCTCAAGTCAAGGCTCTTACGCCCGAGGTGGTCAATCGTGAAACAGGGATGTACCTACACCGTTTTAATTGGCTCACCGATGACGTAATCGGGGAGTTGCCGATCACATGGAACTACCTTGAAGGGTGGTATACCCGCGACCAATGCCCGAACCCAATTGCCGTTCACTTTACCCGTGGCGGCCCGTGGTTTAAGGACTACATGGATGTGGAGTACGGCGAGGAGTGGATGCGTGAAGCGCATATTTCCTAAAGGAACTACGCCCGAGCAGTTAGCCGTAGCTGCTACGCGCATGGTGCAGGGCTTATCGCCTGACCGTGCGTGGTGCATAGAAGTGCTGGAATGGAAGAAGCCGCGCACTGATCATCAGAATCGTTTTTTGTGGGGTGTTTGTTATCCAGCCGTGTTAGAGGGCGGTGGCGAGACGCTGGCAGGTTGGACGCGAGACGACTTGCATGAATATTTCCTTGGTGAGTGCTTTGGTTGGGAGACGCTACAAGGCTTTGGTCGCAAACGTATGCGCCCGCTCAAACGCTCTAGCAAACTGACCAAGCAAGAATTCAGCGATTATCTGTTATTCCTAGAAACACGTTGCGCCGAAATGGGCATCGTGATACCGGAGCCGGTATATGAACCTGCGTGACCAAGCAAGAGATAGGGGCTGCATGGTGCGCTTGCCCGGTATCTGCAACCACAACAGCGCAACGACCGTATTGGCGCACATACGCTTATCAGGGGTCAGCGGCATGGGCATCAAGGCTGATGACTTGCTCGGTGCGTGGGCGTGTAGCGCCTGCCACGACGCGATAGACCGCCGATTCCGTACCGATCTTGACCGCGACTATGTGCGCCTTGCTCACCTTGAGGGCATGGTGCGAACCATCGCACAACTACGCAAAGAGGGGCTTATATGAGCTTCATGGTGGACACGCCGTACACCACGGCTTACATCCGTAATGAGTTTTTGTACGACCAGCAGAAAGGCCACGGCGACTTTACCCTCTGCACCGTTCTAGGCTTTAGAGCCGAACCGATGCGCGTACCCATGTTTAGCGTGATGCTGGAATGTGGCGCTATGTGGGCAAGGATGCCGATCCACGCGATCTGCTCCAAGCCCTGCGACCCGTTGCCGCTTAACGTCTGCGTGTGGTGGGACAGTTTTAGCCGGTTCTGCGAAGTGCGTGAGATGCAGTTCCTGCGTAACCATCGGGTGCAAGGAATTGGACGCGACGGCGTGAAACGCCCCGGCGTGTATCTCTTTTCCGTATTCTGGGCTAATGGTGGCTGGTCAGAAGTCAGCGACCAAAGCAAAGACCATCACATTATCGCGTTAGACGGCGGGCAATGGATTGCGTACCCCAACAACAGGTTGTTGTGGGTAGACCCGTCATGGATTGGCGGGGATGTTCCGAGGGATTGGAAGTCCCCGTCAGTCTCCTACAGCGTGGAGGCACTACCGTGAGATGGATCATAGACCTGTGGCGACGATTACAGACTAACCGTGACCGCGAATGGCGTTCTGTGCCAGCCCCTAATTGGCGCTGCTCACGCGGAGGGCGAGATATATGGTGAATGACGAAGATGAGGCGTTTGAGCTAGAGTTAAAAGCCGCGCCTTGGGGTTACGGGCAGCCAATAGACATCTGGTTTGTCATCGCCCAGCTACAGCGCCACGGCCTACACAGAGAGGCTAAATGGCTGCTTGAGGAGTGGGAAATTCTGACGCTTAAGTAACCGCTGAAGGGTCGTCTAATGGTAGGACAACGGACTTTGACTCCGTGAATGTTGGTTCAATCCCAGCCCCTTCAGCCACTTTCGGCGGCCAACGGAACGGTGCAGCGCGTAGGTAGTATTTGCCCATGCAAATGCACACGCCGCCGAGGTATTGGTGTTCGTGCGAGCAGAAATACCCTTGGCCATTAGCAGGGCAGAAAAACACGCAGTCCTGACAGCCGTTTGGGACTACCCAATTCGGCTGCGTAGCCATGTCAGGTATTCCGCGCCTTCCTCGGGTTCCCACCAAACCTTGATCAAGTCAGGGTGATCGTTAGGCAAGTCAGGGTTAATCGTGGTCAGCGCACAGGGCGACAAACAGTTGTCACGAAAACCACGCTCTTTTGCATAGCGGTCATAAATCTTGTACGACGCCACTTTCATCGTGTGCATGGTTATGCCAGATATTGCATCTTTTAGGACGCTATAGGCGCTTTCGTGCTTATGGCCTGCCACATACAGGTGGTCGCGTGTACCCATCAGGGCGGCTTTCATGGGGCCGTGGGCGGGGTTCCAGATAGACGAGCCGCTGTGGTCGTGGCGGGCGTTAACGCGAATCTCTGCGCCGTTAGGGAACCGCAGCGCAATGCGAGCCTCGGATGACTTGTAAAGTGAATTCTGATGCTTCGCTATCCACCGCAGAGGGTCGCCAGAGCCTGACCATAGGTCATGGTTACCCCCGATCATGTAAAGCCACCGGCAACGGTTGACGAACCACTCGGCTAACCGCCATGCCTGTGCGGCAGAGGTTGCCTGATCGCCGTATAGCCTCGCTAGGCGGCCAACCCAGTTGTTAGTGGTGTCGCCTACGTTGCAGGCAAAAAGCCCTTCTGTGGCGTTTACAAGGGCGGTATGGCGCTCTATAGCCTCAATGTCGCAGCCATCGTCATCAACATGAGGATCGCCGAAGTGCAGCAGTCCAATCGGGCCTGCAATCTTGATGCGTATGGGGATGAGCTTGGAGGCTTCTTCGTGTTCGCGCTTGTGCAGGAACTTGCGCTTACGCTGCTCTATCAGCTCCTCAATGGGAACGTCGTCGTCAGGCAGCGGGGTGAATTCAAACTCATCCCTAACGGTGTTTGGGGTGTGCTGGTAGGTGGAGCCAGGGACGCTGATGCCCTTGCCCTGCATATCTTGTATGCGATTCAGCAAGGTTCTGACATTCATCCCGAGCTTTTGCGATGCTACCGACCTAATGCCTTTTGAGTCTTGTAAGGCTTGCAATATTTGTTCGTCAGTCGCCTTTTTTACGCTCACGTTTAGCCTTCCTTTT